CAAATTATTACAAATATTACAAAATATTACAAAATATTACAAATTATTACAAATTATTACAAATTATTACAAATTATTACAAATTATTACAAAATTATTACAAATTATTACAAATTATTACACTTTATTAAATATTATTAAATATTATTTAATTTAAAGACATTTTATATAAATATACTTATATAATGATTCATATTAAAATTTCAGTGTCAAAAGGATTTAAAAATGATAAATTATCTTCTTTATTACAAAAAGAAGATATATCTATAAATGAAGCAATACTAAGTTATGGTTCAGATATGTATCTTCAACAAGGTAATATATTGAAGAATATTACAATAAATAATGAGACTGAAGTATTGAAAAATGAAATTAAAGAACTTAATAAAAAATATCAAGAATCTTTGATAAATCTTCAAAAAGAAAAAGATTTTGAGTTAGAACAATTCAAAAAACAAAAAGAGAATGAAATTGAAACTATTAAAACTCATAAATATAATTATGAAAATAATTTAAAATTGAATTTTGAAAAGAAAGAATTAGAATTTAATGAAACTATAACTAAATTAAACAATGAAAAAGATAAGATTTTAAAAATTTATTTAGAAGACAAAAATAATATGGAGAAATCTTTTCGAGATATTTATTCTAATAAAGAGACTGAATATAATTCAATAATAAATAAAATAGAACATGATAAATTATCTATTAGAGACCAATGTTTTAAAGATGTTCAAGATATTGAGAATAAATTAAAGGAACAATATGAAAATAAAATTAAATTATTGGAAATGGATATGAATAAAATGCAAAATGAGAAAAAGATGGAATTAAATTCTTTAATAACAATATCAAAAGATATTGTTAAATCTGAATATGATAGATATATAAAATTACAAGAAGATCAAATTAAAGATTTAAATACTAAATTAAATGATTTAAATGAATTTAATAGAAGTCTCCATTTGAAAAATGAACAACTGACTGAACGTATATTTGAAGTGAATAAAACAATGGAAAATAGTAAATTTGATTCTATCATTGGTAATTTTAATGTATTAAATGAAAAATTAAGTGATAATTTTGATAAATTTTATAAAGGATCCTTTGAAAAAGGTTTAATGGGAGAGCAGTTCATTGAAAATTATCTATGTGATGCCTTTACAAATTGTAAAATTATAAATACTTCATCAGAAACATCGGCCGGAGACCTGTTATTTATATTTGATAAAGTTAGAACATTGGTTGAATCTAAAAATATTAATTATATGAAACAATTTGATATTGATAAATTTTATAAAGATATTGAAATTCGAGTAAATCGTAATGAAATTAATAGTGCTATACTCATTAGTCTTCATAATACTAATTTAGTTCATGGAAAAAGACTTTTTCATTTTGAAATTAAATGGGGTATTCCTATTATTATGATTGGGGATGTATTCAAGAACAAAGAATATATTAGATTTAGTATTTCTGTTTTTAATTATTTAATTAAAAATGGATTTGCTTCATCAGAAACCGATGAAGAGAAGTTTTCATTTATTGTTAATACTATTAATGAGGTTTATATGTTATTTAAATATCAAATGACATTTTTAAATAATGATAAAGCTATGCTTATTAAAATGGAAGATAGTTACAGAAAAAGAGAAATGAATCTAAATGATATTGAAAAATTATTTAAAGTTATTTTTTCGAAATGTCCTGAAATTAGTATTCATGATAATAAATCCAAAAATGGAATGGATGATATTATTAATAAGATTAAAAGTCATATTACTACTATTCCACCTGATTCAGATTTTAAAATTAATATTAAAAATTTAGAAATTATTGGTATTTCTAGAAATGATATCAGAACTGTTGGAGGAATTAAAAATGTACAAGATGCATTAAATGAAATAAAAGATGATTAATTTATATTTTCGAAATATTACTTCTTACATTTAATTTAATAAATATACCTTTTATTAAATTAACTTCATTTTAAAGTATTCTATTTTAATGACCCTTTTTAAAGGGACACCTACCTAGGGGTCGGCTGTCCGCCGTCAGGCGGACTTATAAGCAATGCGCTAGCATTGCGTCCTTACAGTTAAATTTAAAAAATTACTTTTTATTAAATTAATTTAATTAACATGATTTTAAAGTCCCTTTTAAAGGGACACCGACCTAGGGGTCGGCTGTCCGCCGTCAGGCGGACTTATAAGCAATGCGCTAGCATTGCGTCCTTACAGTTAAATTTAAAAAATTACTTTTTATTAAATTAATTTAATTAACATGATTTAAAATCCTTTTTAAAGGGACACCTACCTAGGGGTCGGCAGTCCGCCGTCAGGCGGACTTATAAGCAATGCGCTAGCATTGCGTCCTTACAGTTAAATTTAAAAATTTACTTTTTATTAAATTAATTAACATGATTTTTAAGTCCTTTTTAAAGGGACACCGACCTAGGGGTCGGCAGTCCGCCGTCAGGCGGACTTATAAGCAATGCGCTAGCATTGCGTCCTTACATTTACTCTTTATAATAACTTTGTTTAGATAATTTCATTGTATATACATTATATAATATATAATATTCATTATACATTATACATTATACATTATACATTATACATTATACATTATACATTATGCAATTATTAAGGTTTATTTTTTTTATTAATAACTCTAAATATAATATAAATGAAAACTATATTATTTACAAATGCTAGAGATGAAGATAATATGTTAGAATGGACTGTTCATCATAGAAATTTAGGTTTTGATAATATTTTCATATATGACCATAAATCTATATATCCTATTAGTAAAACTTTACAAGGTTTTGATTATGTTACTGTTTTTAATATTTTTGATGATTTTGTTCCAAAAATAGAATTGATGAAAAGAGCTGCTCAATATGCTAAAAATAATGCTTTTGATTGGCTACTTTATTTAGATGCTGATGAATTTTTAGCATTACCTTTATTTCCAAATGTTAATTCTTTTTTAGATAATTATCCTAATAATCAACAAATATGTATTAATTGGTTAGTTTTTGGTTCTAACTTCTTGAATGAAAAACCTAAAGGTACTATGTTAGAAAGTTATATTAGATCTACCTTATTAATCAGTGATGTTGTTAAATCTTTTGTTCGTCCTGATAAAGTTATTGATGTTGTTAATCCTCATTATTTTATTGTTGAAAATATGGAATTATCTGGTGGCATTTTTGGAGATAGACAATATGTTTCTCAACCTGCTATTTGCAGTGTTGATAAATCTATTCCTTTTGATAAATATCCTGCATATATTGCTCATTATATTTTTCAATCATATGATATGTATAAAAGAAGAAAAGTTAATCGTAAAAGAGATGATGATGGTGGTAATTATGACCATAATTATAATGAAACTGAATTTCATGGTTTTTATAATGATATTGAAATGACACATATTAGAGATTTATATAATAAAATTAATAAATTTAATATGATAATCGATTTCAATCCTTCTATTTATAAAAATTTACATAATGATTTAATACATATGACTGATGATGAAGCTTCTAACCATTTTTTGAATTTTGGTATTGATGAAAATAGAATATATAAAGAATATCAAAAATATATTTTTAATCCATCACTATATAAAAATATACATAATGATTTACATTATATGAATGATGAAGAAGCTATTGAACATTTCATTTCTTGGGGAATACATGAAAATAGAATTTTTAATAATTATGGTAATGTTTTTAATCCTACTATTTATAAAAATTTAAATGATGACTTGATACATATGACTGATGATGAACTTCTTAATCATTATATTAATTATGGTATATATGAAAAAAGAAGAATTTTTTAATTGATTTTTTAGAGGATTTATCCAAAATATAATGAATTTATCGAATGATTTATCCGTAGATAAAGAACTATTTTCTGGAACGCAAGTGAAAGAAAATATAAAATTTACTATTTTTTAAAAAGTAATTTTTATAAATTATTTTAAAAAATATCATAAATTAAACACTATTTTTTTAGATTTATTTAAAATAATTTTACTTTATATTGTAAGTTATTCATTAAAATATTTATTACTTATATTTTAATATTTTTATTAAAATTAATATTTAATATAAATATTTTTATTTTTTTTATTATTGTATATTTTAATATTATTTTTATATATTTTTATTGTATTTCGAACATTATTTTTAAATGATTTTAATAAAAATTCTGTAGATTGTAGATAGAAGGGTTTTTACTTTTATATTTGCTTTTTATATATAGCTAATTCAAAAGTAAAAACCCTTCTATCTACAATCTACAGAATTTTTATTAAAAATATTTATAATCATTCTATTTATATACAATGATTATTATATTTTATATATTTATTGTTTAATATATTTTTATTAAAATTAATATTTATATTTTATTTTTTATTATATTATTTTTATATATTTTTATTGTAAATTAAACATTAATTTACAATATTTTTAACTTATTTTTTATAAATCATTGTTTTTATAAACAATGATTTATTACATTTTATATATTTATTGTTTAAATATTTTATATAATATTATTCATAAATATACAATGAATTTATCGAAGAATTTATCCGTTGATAATCAACTATTTTATTTATTTCCCATCTATTATATACTCTAATATTTCATTTTCATTTATTATTTCTATCTCTTCATGAATGTTTATTTTTATTTTTTCATTTCCTTCTATTTCTTTATATAATTTTATTCTTATTTCATTATATTCTGTTGTTGATATTAATAATGGTTTTCTTAAACTTTTACTTTCTTCATCTATTTTTTCACTTAATTCTATACATTTTCCATTTAGTTTATAATTTGTATAACTATAATAATTTTTATTATATTCATATACTTTTTTATTATCATTATCTATAAAACCTTTATTATGTCCCTTACTTTTTACATTATCTTTATGAATAAATATTTCTTTCGGTCTTTCTGTTATAAATTCTTCAAAATATATTATTAAATAATCATAATCTCTTATTGTATTTTTATTATCAATATATCTAACTACTAATCCTATATTATTTAAGATTTCATTTATTACATATTTCATTGTTTTATAAATATTTATACTATTTACATTAAAATCATATTTCTTCTTTTTATCTTTCCATTCAAAATATAATTTATACTCTTCTAATAAATAACTATTCAATATTTCATTCACTTGTTTCTTAAATTCTCTATTTGTTATAAAATGTTCATATCTTATATCCAAATTTAATATTTTTATTGTTTTAAATATTAATAATCTTGTTATTGTTTGTAAATTTATATTATTATTTAAATTAAACTTTTGATTATCTATATTAAAAAACTTTTTTGTTGTATAATCATATATATCTTCTATTTCACCATTATAAATTATTTTTAAATTTTTATATTTACTCTTTGTTCTATCATTTAATAAATATTTTATTTCATCATATTCATTTATACATTCATATAGTTTATCATCATATTCTATTCTATCTGATATACCTTTAAAAAAATATAATCTTCTATAAATATTATGTTTAAAATATTGTAATCTGTATTTATCTAATAAGATTTTAAATCCTTCATTTATAAATTTTTTATTATTATTGGTTTGATTTTCATTATAATCTTCATATATTTTATCATTATTTTTATTTTCATAATTATTATACTTAAAAAATATTAAACTTTTTATTTTTATTGGGTCATAATCATCTAAATTATTATATTCTAAATTTATATCTTTATCTATTAAATAAGTTGGATTCTTATAAAAATCTTCATATATATTTATTAAATTATCATATTTTACTCCTATCTCATAATTTATCAATGGACTATACATGAACTTTAATATAAATTCATCTTGTATATCAATAAACTCTATGTTTTTAATATAGTCTGTATTGTTATTTAATATAAACTCTACATTATATTTATAATTATATATCAATGTTGTTAATAATACTTGTAATAAATTACTATTTGAATTTATCGTTTCATGATCATTTAATAAACATATATTATAATAATCATTATCTATTAATTTATTAAAATTACAATTACTTATAAAACTATCTAATGTTTCATTTGTATATTGATTAAACTTTTCTTTATTTTCATTATATATTATGTCATTTATTGTCTTTAATATATAAGATTTTCTCGTTTTTAATCTATCTACCGTTATTAAATCATTATATTTATATCTTTTATCAGTTGAATATATATAAATCTCTTTTTCTATTAATTTTCTTGCTCTATAAAACATTTGAATTAATTCTCGAACACATATTGAATTTTTACCTGCATAAACTATACATTTATGAAAATGTTCTTGGTTTATTGATATCCCTGTTTTTATTACTGGAGTAAATAAAAAACAATTTATATTATTCTCTATAATTATATCTTCTAAATGTTTTATACATTCATTTTTATCTATTTCTTCTTCAATCTCATTTTTATATAATATTGCACTATTTCCTGTTAATAATAATACATTTTTATTTTTATATTCTTTGATTATTGATTGATATATTTTTACTGTTTCATATTTACAATTTGATGGTAATATTATATTTTTATTTAAATTTATATTTTTAAATATTTCATTTAAATAACTACTTTTTGAGATTAATATATAATATTTATACTCTTTGTATTTATTTTCTAATATATTATATATATTACATTTACTTTTATTTTTTATTGACTTTAATATATTTATTCTTTCATTGTCTAAATCTGCATCTAAACATAAGATTTTTTTTGTTGATAATATCTTTTCTTTGAATATTATAAAATTTTGATGATCTGTTATTTTATCTTTTTTCATTGTTGGACTATCAAAATGTTTTAATATACTTATATATTCATCTAATATTAATATATCATATTTTATATTTTTTGCTTTTATTAAACTTTCCATTGAACATACAAAATTATATTTATCTTTCTCATTTATTTCATCTAAATGTGATTTAAATTTTATATCTTCTGTTAATTTTGAATTTAAACTATTATTTTCTGTTATTAATAATACTTTTAAATCATTCTTTTTTGCATATTCTATTACATTATTTATTATATAATATGTTTTACCTATTCCCCAATATGCTTTATAAAAGTTTATTGTTTCACTCCTTGCATTTAAAAATTCATCTATATATTTTTTTGTATCTATTATATAGTCTAAATTTACACTATTTTTTAATATATTTTCATTCTCCTTTTTATTATAATGTTTTTCTATATAATAATTACCTAAACAATAATTTATTTTATCATCTTTATCAACATAAAAACTATGATTTTTTGAAGTTATTAATTCATTTATAAATTTATATAAAAACCCATCTATTATATCATATTTATAAATATCTATTATTAAATATCTATTTTTTATTTGTTTTTCTTTATTTTCATCATTAAATATATTATATTTATTTTCTAATTCATTTTTTTCTATATTTGTTTTTATACTTAACCATTCTATTATATCTTTTTTAAATACGTTATTAAAATTATTATTAAAATCTATATCTATATTATAGTCTTGTATATACTCTTTTAATATTTTATCTAATACTGGTCTTCCTGATAAAAACTTTTCTTTATTGTATTTATTAATAAAATTTAAATTTTCTTCTTTTGTCCATTTATTATCTGTTATTTTAGAACTTATTTCACACCATTCATTTATTAAATTTTTATTTAAATTCTCTTTTATTAATATATTTGTTAAAGTCTTCCAATTACCACTATTAAAATAAAATTTTATAGGTAGTTTTTCAATGATAAATAAATATATTTCAGTTATATTATTTAATGTTATGGTTTCCTTGTTTTCGTCTCTTATTATTGGTTCTCTTTTTATTTGTTTCTTTTTTATTATTTTTAATTCTTCTGTTTTATCTATATAACTTATTAAATAATCTTCTGGATTATTTGACTGTTCTTTGAAATCTATTAATACATTCGGATTATTTATATTTTTTAATTTTGTATTATATGGTAAATTAATCTGTTGATTAAAATTATATATTTTATTATCAATTATTTTTAATAATATATTCTCTGATTTATCTTTATAGTTTTCAATTATATAATCAACAAATACTTTTAAATTATCTTTTCTTTTTGTATTATATTTATAATTAACAATATTAACATTTATATAATTATTTTCATCTGGATATTCTCTCATATATATTAAAAAATCATCAATTGTACAATTTGTTTTAAAATATTTATTGAATACTTTTATGAATTCATTTATATAAATATTTAATTCATTTTTAGAACAGTTTTCTATTTTTTCAAAATAAAAATATGGTTTTATATTATTATCATTTTTTAATATTTCATAATAAATCCGTTTTTCTTTCGATTCATTTATTAATAATATTAATTGTTCTTTATATGTTTCAAATTCGTAATATCCTCCAAATCTTTTCTTTTCATCTTGATAATAAATATAATCATATGCATAAATATATTTATATTCATTTTCTGCTTCTTTTAATGTTGTATAAGTTATATTATTATATAAACCTGTATATTTATGATCCTTTGCATATTTATTATTATTTTTACATATTTCATTTATATTTTCATTTGATGATGTTTCTAAAAATAGTTCTTTTTCCAATAAATTAATGGTATTATTTTCTTTCCAATCTTCTGGTATTTTTATTATCTTTTCCGGTTCTTTAAATAAGATTGTTAGTTTATAATTTAAATTTATTTCTTCATTTATCTCTTTATTGATATATTCCAATAATTCTTTATTTTTATAATGATTTCCATATATCATTAATCCGTCATAACTATACACTGCTATTTTATAACCTTTACTTTCTAATAATGACTTTAATATTAATATTATTTGAGATTCAAAATTAAAATAGATTTTATTCATTAATTTACCCTCTACATTTATATCTTCTCCTATCTCTTCTATTAAATCTTTAAATTCTTCTTTTTTTAATAACTCCTTTTGAATATTCTTTATTTCTTTATCATATTCATTGAATATTTTATTTTTGATTTTTGTTAATCTTTTATTATAATTTATTGATGCTGTAAATATTGTTTTATGTAATTTTGTTTCTTCTAATATTTCATTTCTATTATTACAATATTTCTCTAAATTTATACATGATATTCCATATTTTTTACAAATATTTAATAATATTGTTGGCTGACAGTTTTTTATGTCTATATCTGTCATTATATCTTCTGTTAAAAAATTCTTTATTTCTCTTGGTAAATTCTGTATTGAATTACTACTATAATAACGACCACATTTATTTTTTATCCATTTTATTCTAGTTTTTAAATTATTATTTATTGTATCTTTACAATACTTTTTTATATTTTTATAGGTTTCTCTCCTTTCTTCATCATTTTTATAATTATTATCATATTTATGTCTCATATTCATTATTCTTTTAAATTCTTCATATTCCATTCTTAATATATATTCTATCCTTCTTTTATCATTCAATTCTTCTATTAGTTCAAAACTTTTCATTTCCATTTTTTTCATTTAATATATATATATTTATATATATATTAAAAATCTTTATATTTATTTATATTCTCTTTTTATATAATTTTATATTCTCTTTTTATATAATTATATTTTTTTATTATTCTTTCTTTTATAATAGTTTTCTAATGCTTTCTCTCTCCTTTTTATCATATATTCTTCATCATTTTTATTTTTATCATATTGTGCCTTTGCATATTCTCTCCTTTTCTCTTTCATTTTTTCTATATTCTCTGGTTTATTTATATATTTATATGTCCATTCTTTCCTCTTCTCTCTTATTATTGCCTTATTTTTTTCTATCTCTTCCAATTCTTTTTTCATCTTTTCATATTCTTCTTTTTTGATCTCTATCTTTTCATCCATTTTATTTATATATAATTATATATATATAATATATTTTTATATCCTTATATTAATCTTTTTTATATCAATATTTTTTTATAATCTCTTTTTTGTTTTCATTCAATTCTTTATTCTCTTTTCTTTTTATATAATTATCTTTTAATTTTTCCTTTCTCTTTTGTTTATATTCTGGATCATTCTCCATTTTATCTCTATGTTTATTTCTCATATATTCATTATATTTCTCTCTATTTTTTTCGACATAATTCTTTATTGCCTTCTTTTGTGAATTATGATATGTTAATTTATCTTTTTCTATACATAATTCTTTTGATAAATTAATCATATTTTCATTCATTTTTTAAGTTTTATTATATATTATTATACTTTTTATATTTTATATTTAATTTATTAATAATATTATATTATTTTTATTATAAATATAAAAATAATGATTTATTTTTTAATATAAAGTCATATTATATATATATATTATACTAATTATTATGTCTATTGTTGAAGGTCATATTTTAAAAATTATACATATTACTCAGTGTAAAAATAAAACAGATTTTTGTGTTATTCTTTCTGTTATTAATAATAATAATAAATTTACTATTAAAGGATTTATTGATAAAAGACCAATTGAAGATAATTTTATAAAAGCTAGTAATTTTAAAGAGATTAAAGATAGTTATGGTTCTTTAACATATGATTCTAAAAATATTATTATTGGATTACCTAAAGATAATCAATTTATCATTAATAAAATTAAAAAATATCATAATAATAAATTAACTACTAAAGAAATTGAAAATTTATTATCTTTAAATCCTACTTTTTGGGATTCTCTTTCTAATAAAAATTTAAATTATGGTAAAATTAAAGCCGACAAAATTGAGATTTTATATAAATCTTATATTGAAGAATTTCCTATTAATAAAGATAAAGATAAAGATGAAAAATATAAATTTAAAGATTTTTTAGTTTCTAATAATATTATTTTAAAAGAAAATCAAATTGATAATTTACTCAAGAAATATACAAAATCTATTAATATTATTGATAAAATGAATAATAATTTAATTGAATTTATTGATATTGATGGTTTTGGAATACAAACTATTAGGAATATTGCTAATTCTTTGAATTTTCCTATTGAAGAAAAAATTAAAATTGAAATTATATATGTTCTTGTTAAAAATAGTAATGGTGATACATGTATTAAATATAATAAATTAGTTAATTATTTAATAGAACAAAAATATTCAATTGGTATTATTAATCATTGTATTGAGTTTTTATTGGATAATAACTATATTGTTAATTATAATGATTTTATTTATGAAAAAAAAATGTTTCAATATGAACAAAATATTGGTTTTAAATTAAGTTCTATTAATGATGAACCTGTTATTGGATTTTTATTACATAATGCTATTGACTTTTTAGATAATTATGAAGGTAGTAAATTAAATAATGAACAAACAGATTCTTTTTTGAGTATTTTTAAATATAATGTTAATATTACTACTGGACCTGCTGGTACTGGTAAATCAGAAATTTTAACTAGATTATCTAAATTTTTTCATAAACGATCTGAATGTCATATTTTATTTTTAACACCTACTGGTAAAGCTTGTGATAGATTAACTAAAGGTTTTAAAAAGAAAGGTAATAATAATATTGCTTATACTATTCATAAATTTAATTATTTTGATTATGATAAACAGATGGAAAGAGAAAAAAATGATGCTATTTTATTGAATGATGGTACTTTTTTAATTGATTCTGCTAATAAACAATGTGAAGATATCTTTAATATTTATGAAAATAATTATAAAATTTTTGTTATTGATGAAATGTCTATGGTTGGACTTAAAGATTTTAATGATTTTATCCTTAAAATTAATTTATTAAAGAATTCTGTTTTACTTTTATTAGGTGATACTAATCAATTACCTTCTGTTTCTTCTGGTAATGTTTTACATGAATTAGTTCATTCTAATGTTTTTAATCATGTTCAATTAAAAGATATTTTTAGAAGTGACTCTATTGGATTACTCACTGCACAAAATAATATTTTAAATTTTATTAGTCCTATTAAAGATATTCCTGATAATGACACTAATTTTATTTGGAAAATGATTAATCCTAATGATAAGGATTCCGTTATTCAAATTTTTAAAGATTTACCTCAATTACCTTTAGTCATTACATCTACTAATAAAGTTGTTGATTATTATCAGGATATTATTAAAGATAATTATAATCTACCTCCTAAAGATACTCCTTTTTTTGAATTTTATAAACAAAAATATTATATTGAAGATGTCATTATTATTACTGCTAATGATTATGATAATGGTTTAATGAATGGTATGATTGGTACTATTAAAAATATTATAATTAAAGATAATAATAAAGATAATCATACAGTTAATCATACAATTAATGATAAAAAAAATAATACTACTTATGTTGATATTTTATTTGATGGTGATACTCATACTAAACAATTTGAACTATCAGTTTTAATTAATATTAAGCTTGCTTATATTATTACTATTCATAAAAGTCAAGGTTCTGAATCCGATGTTGTTATTGTTATTTTGACTAAATCTAATATAAATACTATCAATCTTTTATATACTGCTATTACTAGAGCTAAAAAGATTTGTTATTTAATTTCTGATTCTGATACTATTAGAGATATTATTCATAATAAACGTTTTATAAATAGAATTTCCAATCTTAAAGACTTCTGTTCTTAATTATTTTTACCTTTAAAAAAAATTGACGGATAAAAATATCTAATTTTTTTTCTTATTGTTATTACCAGCTTTCTACATGAGAGCTAACATTATAAAGTGGTGATTTAAAACACCCCTTTTATGACTTCGGTCTTTTTTTTCTTTTCTTCTATTCTTTTCTTTTCTTCTTTTCTTCTATTCTTCTTTTCTTTTTTTGTCCCATTTATAAAAGCTTACACTATTTTCAGAAACGTTAGTGGAATAAAATACACTATTTTCAGAAACGTTAGTGGAATAAAATACATTATTTTCATTTTTTTAAGAATACTTTATTTATCTTGTTATATACTGTTAATTATTTTATAGTTTTTATAATTTTATATATATCATTTTTTTATATATAAAATTGACAGATTTATTTATTTATATTTTTATTATATTATACATTTTATAACGTGTTATGTATGATATATCGTATATTAAGATTCTATTTTAAGATGTCTGATTCTGATTCTGTTCTTCAGTCTGCCCCTCAGTCTGTCCCTCAGTCTGTCCCTCAGTCTGTCCATCAGTCTGTCCCTCAGTCTGTCCATCAGTCTGTCCCTCAGTCTGTCCCTCAGTCTGTCCCTCTCACTCAGTCTTCTACTGACCCGGACTCTGCTAATAAACAGAAGGCTGGACCATCTGCTACTGAACAGAAGGATGGTCACTCTGACACTGATATTTCTGGTTTTTCTAAACGGGACTACAGAATCTTTGGATTGAAGTTTGAACCTTCACTTGAAGAAATTGAAAAAGAAAATGAAGAATGGTGGGAATTACAAATACAATATAATTGGAATTGAGCATACAATATGATTCATGATTTAATCAATTCTTTAAAAAAATTTTTAAAAGCTTATGTATTTTATTCTTATATACACTTTTTATATTTATATCCTTCAAAATTACATTTAATATCTTTACATTTTATGATTTATCTATGATTTTATCGAAATCGAAACAAAGTGGAGATTATGAAGACAATTTTGATATTATAATATCATTTTATGAAGTTATTATGTTTTTTATTTCGAACTTCGTTTCGAGAAATTCATTCTATTTATATCATACTTAAATAATGCACATTTTTAATCAGAATGGGTCTAAAAAAAAATTGACGGATAAAAATATCTAATTTTTTTTCTTATTGTTATTATCACTTGTCTCTGCAAAGAGACGGTCCTGGTGATTCAACATCAGTTTTCTTTTTTATTTTCTTTTTTTGTCCCATTTATAAAAGCTTACATCTTTTATCTTCTTGTAGTTTTTTCAATGATTTTTCATGATTCTCTTTATAAATAGTATATTTTTATTAAAAAATAAAAATATAATAGTTATTATTAGATTCTACTATGATTTTTCTATAGTAAATATACATTCATAACAATTTTCGAAAGTAAATATATTGATATTTTTTATTCTTTTACGTAAGCTTTTTTTTTATAAAATCTCCTTCCCCCCACCCGTCACAAACAGGTGGGGTAGACAAGGCTACACTTATATACAAGATAATTCGGGTTTCCGATAGGTAATTATCGGATTAATTAACTAATTTAACTAATTAGACTAATAATACTAAATTGTCAAATCTAAATATATAATATAGGTATTATTATATGGCTATTGTAAAACTAAAACAAGCCATATTATTATATATTAAACTTGGTTTGTAGCATCCAGTGCTAAAGTAATTTTATCCACAATTCTAAGAATTCGCTGAATATTATTACCCTAGACACCCCTCTGGAAGTAGGGTTTCTTGTATATTTCGTGTCTCACATTTCTAAGAGACTATTCTCTTTTAGATATTTATTTTTCTATATTTTTTATCCGTCATTTTTTTTTTACTTAAGGATTTATCAGTTGATAAAGAACCTTTTTATGGAGAACGAAGTTCGAATGAATATAGCATATGTATATACTTTTTATGTAGGCTTTTATTATAATTTTTTTTTTCACTTTATATTCAGATAACTTATATTCAACTTATATTCAGATCACTTATATTCAGATCACTTATATTCAGATCACTTATATTCAGATCACTTATATTCAGATAACTTATATTCAGATCAAGTCGATGATTGATGATTTAGGCTTCCTCTTTGGCTTCCTCTTTGGCTTCCTCAACAGTTGCTTGAGCAGGAGGTTCGGGGGAAACAAATTCCTCCATTCTTTTCAGAATTTCATCTACTGGGCCGATCGACGACACAGGACGAAGCTTGTCGAAATCCTCACGCTGGAGGAGCCCTTTATCGGCGTTACGCTTGATCTTCTCCCACAATGGCTTGTTCAAGATTTCACTGTAAGGAATCATATCATCGATACATCTCTTGAGAGTCGGAACTTTGAAGTGTTTTACGATGTTTTCGTACAAGCTTTGGGGTCTTAACCCATTGAAAATTGTATCCAAGATAGTAAACTTCTCAGATAACTTCTCGGAGTTACTAAGACCCAAAACATCCTTGAGTGCATGAACAGCAAAGAATGGGAGACAGATCTCAACCATAGTGTGTCCATTGAATTCACGGATAATTTCGTTAAGCTTATCTAGCTCTGCGGTTAAATCAATAATACTCTTATTGGCATTGGTGACTGCAGTATCAGAAAACGCTGACACTACTGCAGACTTCGTTGGGAAATCTTTCGGTCGCTGGGCCTCCATGGTCATCATAGAGGTAATCCTTTCGGTGACGATATTGGGATAACCAGCTTCAAAATGCTCATCGGAGCCAGAGATTGGTGTACGAGAAGGAGGAGAATCCTTGTATTTTTTCAGTTTCTTTTGGATTGTCTCTCTTTCCTTCAACAAGGATGAAACAGTTTTTTCACTGCCAGCCGGTATGCTGTTGTTTTCAACCTGAATCAAACTGGCCAGCATGCTAAGTACATCCTCCAAGACATCCTTGTAGACTTCCATCAGATTAGCTATATCAAGCTTGAGCTGATTTTCATACACTTCCATTCTTATTCTCGCAGGGTCGCACTCGCGTTGGGCGTTCATTGAGAGCCTGAGAATTTCAGCCGGAGGCTTCTTTGCATTTTGACCCAAATAGGCCTGAACTGGATCTTTCGATTTCTTTTCCAGACTCGTCTTTAGAGTCAGAACTCGTGCTAATGTTAGCGTCATAACCATACTTTCCTTCGGCAAGATTATGCCATATGAATCGGCGGTTAAAGACGGCACACTGCTGAAGTATTTGTAGATCATTCTTGATTGGATTAGATACTGGATTAGATACTATTGACAGTCTTGTTGTTATACTCATTTTTATAGTTTTTTTTTATACCTTTTTTTCCGTCATTTTTTTTTTAATGATTTTTTCGAAGGATTTATCCATTAATAAATAACATTTTTCATGTGAATGATAATCAATAAATTTATCTTTAGATATAAAACTATTTTATGGAAATAACAATCAATTTATATCGAAACGTGTGGACATAAACAACTTTTTTCTGGAGAACCTAAAAAAATTGACGGATTTTAATATCTAATTTTTTTTTACATAATTATTATTATTTACCCTGTATTTAGCGTATTTAGCTTATTACCTTTGATACATAACTATAATGTCTGTTTTTTCTTCTTTGAACAGTTCGATGAACCGTTGGGATCCATACCACGACCCTGGTGGGAGTCCTTCTAATTCTAGATTAAACAACAATATTATTAAATGTTACAACAACATCGTCACCCACAGCGGCAGCACCAGCGACCTTGCAAGTTCAGCCATGAACGCTGCAGAGCCCCCGACGCCTGATTCTAAACTTGATTATGGCTAACTGCCGGGTTGATGTACAACCCATTGGAATGACAACTCTTTGTAACCTACCTTTGAATACAGAGCACCTAGTTGTACACACCAATTTTCGTCTAAATTATTTTCTTAATACATTAGTATTAAGATCATATTCATAGACACCTCATTATAAAAGCTTACGTTTAATTCTTTTATGTTGCTTCTTTTTATCTTTTTACTAACACTACAATGAATTTATCGAAACGTAGTGAAGATAAAGAACTATTTTCTGGAGAACGAAGTTCGAAAGAAAATACACTATTTTATGGAGAACAAAGTTCGAATGAAAGAAAGAATATACACTATTTTATGGAGAACGAATGAAAGAATATACACTATTTTATGGAACGTTAGTGGAATAAAATACAAAAAAATTATAATCTTAATAGATATTTTAATAATTTTATAGAAATGATGTGGAGATAAATTCATTGTTTTTTTATAAATAAAAAATGACAGATAAATTTTATATAAATTTTTTATTTATTAGTTAATTTAACTTTTTATGAATCATTTGTATTTATCTACTGGTACATAATAAAAGATGGCATCTTTTCCTGTGTGCAAATGTGGAAGTGGCCTTTTAGCCAACTCTCTTGGTTATGGTCATTGTAGTAAATGTGCTCCTGTGTGTAAATGTGGAAGCGGTCTTTTAGCCAACTCTATTGGTAATACACTATTTTCTGGAGAACGAAGTTCGAAAGAAAATACACTATTTTCTGAAACGCAAGTGGAAGAAAATGGTCATTGTAGTAAATGTGCTACTAGACCGTTTAGTCTTCTTTCGAATTCGCCTGATCTTCAAGACGAATTTCTTACAAAGGTTCAATTTTTGGCAACTTTGGATGAGGAGCAACTTATGAAAGTAAGACTTCCAGAGGGCATGCATGATTTTCCTGCAGCTATTGCGGATCTTGACAACCAATTGAATCGTGTACAGAAGTCGCTTCATGAAAGAATCGCTAGAGTCAGACGTCTGATTGAACAAAATAAGACTTATGCTTCTGCTTCTGCTTCTGCTTCTGCTTCTGCTTCTGCTTCTGCTTCTGATCATGGTCACCTTCCTGCTTCTGATCATGGTCATCTTCCTGCTTCTGATCATGGTCACCTTCCTGCTTCTGATCATGGTCATCTTCCTGCTTCTGATCATGGTCATCTTCCTGCTTCTGATCATGATGATCTTCCTGCTTATGCTAAGGAATTGATTAAAAAAGGTTTCCCTCTTCCTGGACATCTTCGTAAAAAATAGTTTCAGATGATTTTTAAAAAAAAAATTATAAAGCTTACATTTTATAGATTTATGTTTGTTGATTTATCAATATATTAATACTTTTACTATAACATTTATTTTATAAAAAAAAATTGACGGATTAAAATATCTAATTTCTTTTCCCATTAATATTTCTGGGGATATTCCCCATTTGACCTTTGATCAATTACCTATATGGTCATGTACTTTGATTGCTTTTCAACATTGTACAAAACGATATCACGACAGTTTATATACTTTCTGTCTTTATAATTCTTTTATAACTTTTTATATACTTTTCCCATATTTCTCTTATAAATATTCTATTATACTAAATAAAAAATTTATTTTTTTAATGTATCCATATTTTGAACAGGTTTATTTTATATTGAATAAATATAATATATTTATTTAATATTTATACAATGAATTTATCGGAACGAAGTGGAGATAAAGAACTATTTTCTGGAGAACGAAGTTCGAAAGAAAATACGATATTATTATCAGAAAATATTTCAGATTAATAACTATTTACTACAATGAATTTATCGAAACGAAGTGGAGATAAAGAACTATTTTCTGGAGAACAAAGTTCGAAAGAAAATACTGAACAATATTAGAAAGTAAATATACTAGTTCACAATATATACAATGAATTTATCGAAACGAAGTGAAGATAAAGATAAAGAACTATTTTCTGGAGAACGAAGTTCGAAAGAATATACACTATTTTCTGGAGAACGAAGTTCGAAAGAATATACACTATTTTCTGGAGAACGAAGTTCGAAAGAAAATACACTTCGTTCCATATATTCATTGTACATCCTTTTTTATCAGTTTTTATTTTTTATAAACAAAAAAAGAAAATTGATGGATTTTTACTATTTATCTTTTTCTACATTAAATTTTATATATCTCCATCTTGTACCACTCTATCAAAAAATGACAACTTATTTTCTGCTCATGTGTCTGTCCCTGCTACTCGGTCATAGTTCTACTATGCATGTACTGAGACAGATACTGAAGCAAATGCTTTGTATGCTACTCGGTATATTGCTCTTGTCTGCTCATCTACCTGAGCCTAGTCCTAACCCGGAGGAGGTTAATGCCATCCTTAAGGCTCTAGAAAAAACATCGGTTACGGTGGATGAAGAATATCGATATAGATATCATTATATCAGATATGCACTCTGGAAAGTGGGACAAAGTGACTCTCCAAGCGCGCCTTATGGCGAAGTTGAGGAGTACAAAGTGACGATTATTATGGAGGATTTAGTACTGAAGTATGTGGGTGTTCGTCTCTCCTACACGTTTTGGGGCTGTATTGAAGATCGCTTCTTTGACCTCATCTTTTATTTAAAAGATGGGCGACCCTGCTTCGTGGTAGTTGAGAACAACTCAGAATGGAAACAGATCTCCTTCACAGGAGATTCCTCTTTCTTTATGGCTGAGTTGAATTCAGAATATCAAGTTGAAAATCGTAATCGATATAAACTTGAGATGTCTGTTTCTCCAGTCTGGGAGAAAAGGGAACCTTCAAAGTTCATCCATCTCGATCCGATCTTCAGACAACTAGCTAAAATGATAGCTGATGACGGGCTCGATGCTTTCGAGATGTGGATCAAGTTATATCTGAAGTATCCACCTACAGAACTTCCCGTTACTACTGTTTATGAGGACTCCAAATAATCAGATGGATATTATCTTTTATTTAAAAAAAATTATAAAAAGCCTACGTTAAATACTATGATTTTATCGAAATCCAGTTAGATAAAGAACTATATTTATATAATGAATTTATTGAAGGATTTATCCGTAAATAAAGAACCTTTTTCATAAACGATAGTGAATGAAATATACTATTTTCTTGAACAATAGTGAATGAAATATACTATTTTCTTGAACGATAGTGAATGAAATATACTATTTTCTTGAACGATAGT